TAATATTTTTTATATAGCTTTTTAAAACCCAGTTTAATTCTTTATGTTCAATCATATTTCCTCATTTTTTAAAGATGAATAAAAACCTTTCTTTCTGTTTTCCCAAGCTTTCTCCATATCTTCGTCGCTAGTTCTTTATTTTCTACTCTCATTGCGTTTCTTTCATTTGATTAGCTTCGTATTAAGGTAAGCCATCATCACCTACCCATCCGTTATTGATTGGGTCTTCAGATTCATCGTGGCGTTCACAAAAAATCTCCCAGACACTATTAGGTCCGGGTTTTTCCAGTTCACATTTCTTCCCTTCATGTATCCATCCTGCTAACTCTTCTTGGTAACGATCACCCAGTTCCATTTCATCGGACCAACCTTTGATATCCTCTTGAGCTTTTTTGATGATTTCTTCGGCCCATTTTTCAGGGTTTTCGTCTTCATCAAACTTGATGGGGAATTTAACCTCGACTTCATCTTGATAAGTCATCCACCAACTGTCGCCATCCCACTCCCCAGCAGAACTTAAACACATCACATTGTTCTCGGCATGCTCTAGATAAATATCTAGAATTTTCTGATAAATTTTATCATCTTCTTCGACATGTTTCGGAACATTTAAAGAAACATCCTGCCCGACAAACGTCTTACCACCACGCACTGTAAATCTAACCGTAACCCCTTCGTGAGTAGAAGTGACACTTCCCAGACTCAAGCCTTGATGCCCGTGGGGCTCCAAATCAGCATCCTTTGAAGTCCAACAGTAGTCGATTACATCCCAATCCCACCTGCCTGAATTCCTATCATTCAGAACCTTTTTAAGTTTCTGAAAGATTTCATCCTCATAGGCACGTTCGTCAGCATCATGATTATAGTAACGGTCTGGATCTAGATAGTCGTTGTGTATTCTCGTTAAATTACTCATTTAATTCTCCTTTGGTTAGCTTCGTATTTTATCCATTAAATCCTCGATCATCGTTTCGGTCTGCTCCAGCTCTGTCAGTTTCTCCGTCTTAAACCTATTATCCTTAAACTTCTCGTAGTCAAGCGCATCATTCTCCAGAAGAATCGCATGAAAGGCATCTCTGTTATCGAGAAGCTCGCACAACTCTCTCGATAGTAAGCACAACTTGTCGTATTTAATCCGCAGAAACTTAAGCTCTCTAACTTGTTTTGCTTTACTTTCTGCGTCTTCCCTATACCCCTTACAGGCTATGGACAACTCTGATGTTGCTTGAGATAATGCTTCGAGTGTTTGTTTTGCGATACTCATAGCGAGTCTTTAATAATGTTTAACTTGTTTCTTAAAGTTATGAGCTCTTTAACTTCTGCCCTTAATTCATCGGATGGTTCCTCTTCATAAAGGGTGCAGAAAAAGTCAAGAAGAAGGTCTTCAATTTCTTCATCACTTGCACCATCTGCTTCCCATCGATCAAACCACTTAAATACTGGAACTATTCGGCTGGTCATGTCACTCCCTTTTTGCAGACTTTTTTCTAAAAATAATAGCATCGAAACGGTTGACTAAATACCAAACACCCACCATTCCACCAAGTAGAATTCCAAAATAGATGAGAAAAAATATAATTAATCCAGTCATAATATCTCTCCTTATTATACCTTAATTATACCTCTTTAGAGGGGTCCATTGCCTGTCGTAGTTTGGGATTCTGTCTGAGTATATAGCCCCCTTCCAACTCTTGGCACTCATTAATGAATCAGTCCAAACTAAAATTTTGTCCGACTTCATTATATTCTGAATTTCCATTGCATAGAGTTTCCCCTTGCGCTCAACAACAGCGAACTTCAGTGAAAAAGATTTTTCTAATATATTCATATTATAACTCCATTTATCCCGAACGAACTATTTGCTTAGCCAGATCCCTAGCTTGTTCAAGTACGAACACCAAACTCTTGTAATTCAAAATGCCTTCTTCCAACATCTTTTGATTAACGAATCCGTTTGGTGCGAAATCAGACATATGGTTTGTATCAAACCCAATAACATAGTGATCTTCCCACCAGCCTGAATAAGTCAGCCCGCCGTGGGCATCATACGGAATCTTGTCATAGCGTACATTCTCGTACATGTGCCCAGATGGGAGGAATGCATACCCATTCCAAGTCCCCCCGTCTTGCCGTATTGCGGTATATTCAACACCATCCCAGTTGATTGTTTCATCCCAAAAAGTAAGCGGATCTTTAAACCAAGGCAGGTGACTTCTAAATGGTTCTGGGAAGTTGTACCCAATCCATTCTTCTGAAGACTTTTTTATATGTTTTTCGTAATCAAAATCCATTTCTGATGCTGTTTTTGTTTTGCACGACATAGTTACTCCTTAGACAAATCACTATCATCATTTACAGTTTCGAGAATACGCTCAGTTATCTCATCAAGACATGCTCGACAGATGACTTCCTTGCCACCTAAGCCAACACTTTTCTCGCCAATCTGCCACTTGTTTTCTTTTAAAAAACGCTTCATTGCTTTGCGTTTCTCTTTAACGTAATATTCATTCCAACGACATTGTCCTTGATCAACTCGCTTATACCCGTACACAGTCCCTGTAGCTGTCAGTTCTTCTGCCTGAATTTCAGCCTTAGTTTTCTGAACGTATTTATACTTCTGATCCAAGGGGACATACTCGTCATGAAACCTACCGCATTTATCACAAGTCGCCCGAATCGTACCGAATTCTCTTATAGCCATATGTACCTCGACTGATTAGTTAACGTAGATCACCTTACCGAAAGGCGGGTTGAATGAAACAGAATCCCAAAGAACCCAGTAGACAGGGAAGTTGGGTTTCCAGTGAGTAGGGAACCGAGAGCAATGTCCATCAGTCGCATAGATACAGAAGTCGATACGCTTGCCCTTCATGTTCTCACGTATCCATCGGAACGCTCCCCGATAATTCGTACCACCACCACCTATCCACTTAGGCTTGAAACTCTGAGCATTGGTATGATTCATATGCTCGACATTCTTAACACCTGTATCAGCAGAAATGACGGTGCATTCCCCTTCATGAGTTGAATACATGCCTTTCAATTCAGCATCTATCTCATTTGTAGTATGTATATCCACACTCCCAGATGTATCCGTAATCCAGATCCCATTCCCAAGGGACTGCCCAACCATACTGGGCAGATGCATGCGCTTGTGGATAAACCTGCGGTTGCTGGGGAACCAAGCGTAGTTGCTACGGCTAGAACGTGAGATCAAGTTTGTGAGTAGCTTTGTCCATTTCAGTTTTGGTCGGAGCAAAGCTGTGATCTGCTTTTCCAGATCCCCAGATATAGTCCCTGCCAACAGCCCTGCGCTGAGTGCCTGAGCAATCTGTTTTTTATTCTCGTCAATCTTCTGCTGAATTTCCTCTGGGGAAGGGCCTTTGCCTGCCTTACCATCATCTTCAGACTTGTCACCAGATGAGCCTTCACTGTTGTCATCACCCTCACCACTACCGTCACCCTCTGGTTCCCAAGGGATAACATCGCTATCCATTTCATGTTCTGGAAGATCTGGCTTACCCTCTGGGTTAGGGTTATTCTCATCGCAATGGAACTGCTTGCCGATATATTCGTATGCTTGTGGCAATGACATCCTGCTGATCTTGAAGAAGTCATCAACCCCGGAAGGCCAGTTCGTGGGAAGGATCCCAGACTCTGGAAGAACTGCATTATCTGCTAGGCATTTAGCGTTGACGATAACATCCATCGCTACGTTTGCCTGCTTATGATTTTTATAGAAGTCTGGGGATTCCCGAATACGAACGCTATGCTCTAACAAGTCATGATATGCTTCGTGTCGCTTGACACCTGCCTGCTCTGAACTTGTCAGAGAATCCAACCATTTCTCATTCCATACTGTCTTATTGCCATCAGTCCCAGCAGAAGGGACATCCTCACTGAATAAGTCTGGGTGATAAGACATGAAGTGCCCAAGGAATGGTTCATCAAGAAGAAAGTTGATGCGAAGCTTCTGAAGCTTCTCAGGGATCTTGATCATATCAGTGCTCCGAATTTGTTTGTGAAGTCAACCATATGAATGTTCTCTACAAACTCGCTGTCAATCTTCTGGCATTGCCGAGCCAGTACGATTGCAAACTCTGGGGATAGCTTGAGAGAGTATCTGAGTATCCTGCCAGCCAGCTCAGGGTCTGCATCGAAATGCGATATCAGCCCAGCAACAACGGCCCACGTGACCGACATTTCAGTCGGGACCTCACCCTCTTCTGGGTTGGATATAATTGCATTGATATTCGGCATTCTGCCGTGGCAGTCAAGATAGGCGATGAACTCTGTGCCTTCACCCTCACCTACAGCATTCTGTACGGTTTTGCGGAATAGTTCCGCTGGTTTACGGTGATCAATCACGCCATTAATATCTTCCCAAACATCGTACAACTTGCTCAGGTAAGTCCACGTTCGCATGCTACCGAATGCCATATCGGTGGCATCCCCTGAATATGAGAAGAGAAGTTCTGGGCGAAAGTAGAGAAACCCAATCACTTCATCACGTATGTTAGTCCTATCGAAATCATCGACAGTTGGATCGACATGTACGTGGTTAGCAAAACGGTTAGCGTTCGGCGCAGGAACGTCGAACGTAACACCGTTGTCTTCACTTCTGTTTCCGCATGCCCAGACAACCCAACCGTCTGGGAGTATGTAGTTTCCGATTCTTCTGTCAAACAGAAGCTGGTATAAAGAGCTTTGAACAGTAGGGACACCAGAGTTGAATTCATCCAACAGCAGGATGCCTTCCACGCCATCACGTTCTGCATCTGGGAAGCAGTCAAAGGGTCGCCACGTGGCAGAATCCCCATTGATATCGGGCAACCCACGTACATCGACAGGATCAAGCTGAGATACTCGCAGATCGATAAAGCCAATCTTGCGCTTCTCAACAAAGCGATGAACCGTACTGGATTTAGCACTGCCCGAAGTGCCCCAGAAGAATACTGGAAGTTTTAATTTCCAGTAGACAGGAAGCAGGGAAGTAAGCTGGGATAAGGTTACGGATTGCATTGCCATATGTAATTCCTATTTGAGTTGAGATGAGTTGATGCGATACGATTGCATCGTATCTGTAAACAAGTATGCATTTATGCTGATACTGGTTGTTTCTTTTTCGCTGGGCGATATGATGCGACAGCATCAAGAACCTTCTTGGAAGCAGATGCGACTTCCTTACGCTTTTTGGGATCCTCACGTAAGACCTCATTATCCACATCCTTCAGCATATCTGCGACTTCATCGATGGTCTTCTGAAGATTTTTATCCCCATCGAAATTCATAGTAGGAAGTCTCTCGACAAGTGATTTCACTTTCGGGATCATTGTGTTACGGAAGATGGAACCCTTGCCTGAGCCGTGTTCAAGCGAACAGACATCAGCAATTTCCTTAACAGACCCAACAAGCTCTTCCCAAAGATGTTGGTTGCCATACTCTCGAATCTTTCGATTCTGAACATCGATAGACTTGCTGATGGATGCAACATCTTCTGGTGACATGTATATACCACCAGACTGAATTGCTTCCTTTGTCGCAAAGGGTTCGACGTTGAAGTCAGTGATTGACTTGAATGCTTTTTCAAGCTTTTCCTTTTCAGGGAAGTTATCCCGATCATACTTGTCACCCAATCGATTCTGCTGTTGGGCATAAAATGCATCAGTTCCGTATTCACGCAGGAATTCGATAGCACCATCCTTGACAGCTTGAAGCCTTTTATTAACTTCAGAGTTAAACTTGCTGTGACTCTGTTTTGTGATCATCCGAAACTTCTGTTTACCACTCCCAATAGGGATGCTGTTATCAGTGAAGTATTGACGCAAATCCTTAATCGGATCGGTGTAGGTTTTAACTGATGACTTGTCCAGCAAGGTAATGTTCACCCGTACAGCACCACTGTCCTGCATGTTGGATTCACGTACAATCTTGTCAGCGCCATCAGCATCTGGCATTGATTTGCGAAGTGGATCCTTGATCGATAAAGATACTTTGAAACAAGTCTTGTCAAGTGAGAGTTCACCGAAAATCTTGTTTGGGTCTGAACTGTTTGCTTTGGTTTTACTCATATGATTTTCCTTTATTGGAAGTTGACGATTTAACTATGGAAGTATTATGATCCGAAACTTCCCGAACGGAATTTGTCTGACAATGTAAGCGATTGCGTACAAAGTCTGACCTCTCAGACTCGCTGAATTGAACGATTCGGAGTCTCAGAAGGTATTTACCCAAGTCTGGGCGATTGATTGCGATAGCGTTCGTTCTGAACATTTTTTGTAGAATAGATATCATGTTGACCTGTGTATTGAATATGATAACATATGTTTATAGAAAAACAAGTAAGTATTTAAGCATTGATAATTGATATGTACCATAATATCCGTTTTGGTGCTGATCAAAGTCTGATAAGTTTAAGATTTCCAACAGTTGGGTCCGCCTTCATAAGTTCGTCATAAGCGAGCATGACCCTTGACATAGGATCTATTTCGTTTTTCCTGAAAGCATCATGCAAAAGCAAATGTTCCTGCATGATCTGATCAACAACCATTAATGGATATTTTTTTGATCGGTTACGCATGAAATCAAGATATGAATTGAAGCCTAACCTTTTCCATTTCGGGATTCGTTTATATTTCATTTTCCTCTTCGAGGTGAGTTTTCCGATATTGATCGACAACCATATCGACATCGTCAATGTTAATAACCATTGCTTGGAGCAGAAGATCAACCAACATGCGATAGGCATCCAGTGCTGTCTTAGGATAATACTTGGATTGCCAATTGACATCTTGATTGATTGGATGCCGACAGCTTACATATCTGCTGTTGGGCATAAAGCGAACGTCGTTGATATCAGCCCACGCCTGAAAATAATATTCGGGATGAGCAATGGTTCTTCTACGAACACAAAAGCTATTCTCTGAAAGTTGTTCGATAATGTATTTATAACTGACACCCCTGTAGGTATGTTTGTTATATTTTTTCATTGCATGTAATTGGTTAGGATTCATCAAAGACAAGAATCGGATCGGTGTAGGTTTTAACTGAATAGGATATTTCACCGAGAGTATGAGTCGTTGTAGAGTTTGTTGCATGCCAAACTATAGATTTTTTGACTACTGTTAAAACAGTATCAGCACATGCTTTCGGAAAGCCTTGTTTGCCTTTAGAGGCATGCTTATGAGCAAGTTTGACAGCTTGCATGAATGCTTTAAGTTCACTTGCTGGCATACGTATAACCACATCATTGAATTTAACCATTATTTTTAATCCTATGTTTGAGTTGATCCAGATAGGTGACGATATCATAGTGTTGCAAACTATAATTTGTATGCTTGATCGAATAGATATTATGATTAATAACAGCGAGAGATTCTTGATCAAACTCATCGATGATAATCTTTATGACTTCATCGATAAGCTTCAGTTTTCTGCTGTCCATTTCGCCTTTCATGAGAGTGTCAATTTCAACCATCTGTTATAACCATCTATTAGGTTAGTGATTGGAACAGTTGAAGCTGGATTGCAACCAACTATTCCAACCATAAATCAAAATAAAATATATATATCTATGATTTCGACTGCTTACAGCTCAAGAAATTCTGCACTTTTTTGTTGATGGATTGTCCACGTATGGATTCATATGTTCGCTTAGCATTCTCTAATTCCTCAGCAGTTTTCGATGTTGCAATCTTGCAAACCAGAGGATCATCACCGAATTCACGTATGAGAAATAATCTGAAATCTTTTTCAGTCATAATCAGAAACATGTATGAGGTTAAACCCTAATCGATAGCACTCAAATGAATGCTATCAAGTAGAGTCAGCCCCCGAAGGGGCTGAGCTTGATTAGAGGTTGACTAGAAACCACTCGTTGTCATTCAGTTCAAACTTCTCACCGTTATAGACTGCGAATTGTTCGTAATTACGCTGGAAGATATGGAAGTCAATTCCCAGTTCTCGCATGATCCCATTGATCCGCTCACGGGTAGTGGGAGTAGGCCAACCAGCCAATGTTACTAAAAATTTCCCAGAACTAACCCGATTGACAATTTTATTGCCGTGGAGCCAGACAGTTTCGCCATCGGTGACGGTGTTGCTGACTTTTTTCGGTTGGGAGTTTGCCAACGCATTTCCGATTTGCTCAGTTACTTTTCGCATATGATATCCTTTGAATTGAATTGATATGATTTGACTACAGTATGAACCGAATCTTCCCGAACGAATTAAAACCCTCTCAACTCATTGAGAATGAGCTGGGTCCGATTTATAACATCAGTTTTATTTATTTTTTGATCTTCAATATAAGTTTCTCTCCGGTTTTCCCAGTCGCCCCAAAACTTTTCCGATGATGCATAAGTCAACAGCTCAACAGCCATTTCCTCAGCTCGCTTGAGTTGATCCTGCAATTCTGTATTCTGAGTTTGCAATTGCTTGATATAGTTCATGCCTATCCTATGATTAGGGTTTCAATTAAATCCCGCCGATTGATAATCTTTTTACTGAGTTGATCTTTGAGAATTCTGATATCCTCTGAGCAATCAGCTTCAGTTTTCATTTCCTGCTTTTTGACAAGCATTAAAACCAGCTCATTCCTGCTGATGCCTTTAAAATCATGCCAATGTTTCATATGATTTGAATTGATATGAGTTGATAGCATTATAGGTTCAAATCTTCCCGAGCGGATTCAAACAAAATACAACTCATTGTTCACAATCAATCCGATTGCTTCCTGCTGTAGTCGGGTTTTCATTTTGAGCGCATAGTCAATGACATCATCAATGTATTTTTCAAGCTTGTCAGAAGTCGTATAAGATTCGACGACTTTGACTTTTTCCCGAACCAATCCAAGATCATCCGAAACCCATGTGCCCAGCGCATTGCTTGATGTTGAGCCACCGAATAGCACACCGAGAAAAGTCAAAGCATGATCGACTTCTAAATTGAATTCCGAATCATTCAGCGACTTGTCAACCGATACGGTTGAAGGAACTAAAATTTTGATGTTGCTCGAAAGTTTGATTAGGTTTTTTAGCTTTGCACTCATTATTTAATCCTGAAATTGGTTCGAGAAAAGTCGCCAACATAGCGACTTGATGAGCTGAAACCGATTGGAGCACCAGAAACTTTCCTGCGGGCTGTAATTCGATTTGCGACTTTCATTTCAGACTTAGCACCCCCGAGCACTTGATATGATTCATTTTTGTCAGCTTGACGATAAATAGATGAGTGCTTCGCAGAGCGACCCTTGTCGGGAAGATACCTTGCTAAGTCTGGAGGCGACAAAACAACTTGTCTATTAGTTGGCTCAGTTGTTTCTGACGCATGCGGTGATGCGCTGAAAACAAGCTTTCGCTTTTTGGTTTTCGGACTCTTCGAAAGTTGCCAGCAATTCCGAAGATGAACATCGAAGTGAATCGAAGGATTCGAGCGGAATCGTGCCCAAGCCAACTGAAAGACAAGCTGTTTCATATAAATAATTGATTGAAAGTTAATTAGTTATGATCAATTGATTGATTGATCGTCGGCAGTATAGGGTTAAATCTTCCCGAACGAATTTGAGTTGACTTGATTTGATTTGATTTATATATGTATGTTATCGTTTATGAAAACAAGTGAGTATTTAACAGAATGCGGTCAAGAAAATATCGAAAGCTATCTGTGCGAAAGTTGAAACGCCTGCAAACCGAGTATTTGCAAGGGTTTAGCAGTATTTCTGCATTGGCGAAAAGATACGATATCAGTAGGGCAACAGTCTGGAAAATCGCTAAAGAAAATGATTGGCAGTATGGTTCAGAAAAGTCTGCTGAGTTGGAAAGATTCAATAAAATCAGCAAGATACGACTTGAAACCCAGCGAGTTGACAGCGTCGAGCAACATGCTCTAGAAATGCAGACTTGTCGTGAGATGTTGAATGAAATCAATACGTTAGCCGATGCTGAACTACTCGAAAAGAAGGTCGACATCCTAGCAAAATGCATTAAAGCAGAGCGTACAGCATACGGTTTACCTAATGATTTCAAGCAGTTAGAGACCAAAAATGAAACCACAATCCGAGTCGAAGACATGCTGAAGACCCTCGATGCGAAGAAAGTTGAACTGATCGATTCAGCTTCATATGCCGTCCTCCCCCCACCCCCTGCAGATGGGGGGGCCGGGGCGCAGGCGCACCCACACACACATACACATGATTCCTAACTCATCTCCGCACAAATGAGACAGCACGAATCTAACCTAGACCGCTGGTATCAAGAACGTGCGAGGAGCTTCCTTAACATAAGGACTCCCCCGTCTTCGATGACACTGGAATATGTGAATAACCAACCTAATCACTTTGCGGACTGGAGTCTTTGTGACTGGGGAACGGTAGGGAATAGAGAGGTGAAAGGGTTAGCTGAGTACAAACGGAGAAATTTAAGGTCGGACGTTCCGTTTCTACAGACTGAAGGGGTGATGATCCCAGCCAGAAAGTTTCATGCATGCCGAATGGTATGCCTAAACCACAATATTACGTTTCAGTATTTCATCGAATTACATGACGGCTTGTTCATGTATGAAGAAGAAGATTTCAAGAGTAAAGGGATGAGACTGCCAGACTTCAAGGTTGTCTCTCGGAGGGGTGATCCTAACGATCAGAGTCATGTGGTAATGCTTGACTGGGATCATTTCCACAAAGTCGCAAATGTACAAGAAATGGAGGCGTATGCGCCCAATCAAAAAAGAGAAACACCGAATGAACAAAACAGAAGCCAAGTACGCAGAGCATCTTGAACTTCTGAAAACAAGCGGACAGATAATCAACTACTCCTACGAGCCATTCGGGTTACGGTTGGCTGAGGAGAAGTGCTACTACCACCCAGATTTCTTAGTGGTGTACGAGGATCGGTTTGAGGTTCATGAGGTTAAGGCGTTCAACCGTAAGGCAGGAGCCCCGCTGATTAAGGATGACGCTCATGTGAAGATTAAGGTGGCAAGTACCAACTTCGGGTTCTGGGTGTTTAAGATTTGTTGGTTTGACAGCAATGAGGGGATGTGGGACTACAAAACTGTGAAGTGAGGCAGAAACCCCAGATGGTTGGGAAGATAAAAGGGACCAGACTTACCGTTGTAAAATTCTCCCACAGGGATGACAAATATCGAAAGATCATGCTGTTTAGGTGTGATTGCGGGAATTACAAGAAGATAAGACTTCATCATGTGCAGAGATTAGAAATCAAAAGTTGCGGGTGTCTGCAGAAAGAATTCCAACATCAGCCTGACCATATGGAGAAGATGAGGGCTTCCCCTAAGAGACTGCCTAATTTGAGGAAGGTTAAGGCAAGCACCCCAAGCGAGAGGAAAGGCAAGATTAGAATAGAGGTCCCTGAAGGCAGTAGAAGGTATAAATACGTGACTGAGCAGGAGCTTTTTTCTATCTACTATGGGGTAGAGGTCGAGTCTTTAAGGCTAAAGCCACCATCACACAACAAAGGTAAGAAACTTGTTGACGGGGTGTATGCTTGAGTATGCAGGCCAATACACAGCAACTTCATGAATATTTTCAGAAGCTGGTAGGTGATGACGAGCTTTATTTCTACGAAGCCCTTAAAATAATTGAGTTCGGCACTAAGAAACTCATCCCATTCAGGCTGAACATTGTTCAGAAGATCCTTCACGACATAGCGAAACAGCAAATGCGTGAGGATGGACATGTCCGCATCATAGTCCTTAAAGCCCGTAGGTTCGGGATCTCCACCTACATTCAAGCCCGTTTCTTTAAGAAGGCATCCACAGAGTTTAACAAAAGCGTTCACATAGCTACACATGATCGTGCGACAAGCGACACGATGTTCAGTATGGCTAGGGTGATGGAGCAGAACTACCCAAAGGTGATCAAACCAGATTTGATGTACTCAGGCAAGCGTGAGCTGACTTGGGCATCCGAGGACGGAGGTGGTTTGAACAGCAGATACAAGCTTTCTTCTGTTGCTGGGTCTGAAGTCCGTGGTGATGCGATAGACTACCTGCACTGTTCCGAGGTGAGTTCGTGGGGCGAATCCGCTAGGAACTTCGCAGTGGGGTTACAAAACTGCGTACTATCGGGGTTCAATACGGAAGTCTGGCTTGAATCGACTGCCAAGGGGGTAGGCAACTTCTTTTATGATGAATTCTGGAGAGCGCACAGGGGCGAAAGCGGGTTTAGAAGTGTGTTCTTCCCTTGGTTTATCTTTCCAGACTATAGACGAAGTCTAACTACTGACGAGCTAGAAAATGACAAATTTATAAATTTATTAGGCAGTGAGAAGCGGTATGGCGGTTCAAACGAGGTGGACCTGCTGGGGTATAAGAAAGTGTACGATTTAGGGGATAGGCAGATAGAGTTCGAGGTTACAGCAGAGCATCTGAAGTGGCGAAGGCTAACCATTGATACACAGTGTCAGGGGGATATCCTTATGTTCAATCAAGAGTACCCAGTCACTGAGGAATCGGCGTTTATATCCTCTGGCAGGTCTGTATTTGATTTGAATGTATTAAGCCGTATGCAGTTGAGGATCAATGAAGCATATCAGTATAAACCCCCAGATATTTATCGAGTCCCAGTAAACGAATTCGGGATGATGCACAACGGGGTCATTCGGGACCGGAAGATGAAGTATTATCTTGACCCAGATGATACGGGGGACTTTGAGATATGGGTTCACCCAGTTCCAGATCGGGAGTACCGCATAGGGGCTGATGTATCTGAGGGGATTGAAGTGAACAATAGAGATACAGACTATTCAGCAGTATGTGTTATTGATTCAGAAACATTGGAACAGTGTGCGTTGTGGCGTGGGAAGATAGATCCAGACCTTCTGGCGTGGGTTCTTTGCTCAATAGGGAAGTATTATAACGAGTCTCTGATAGGGGTGGAGAGAAACAACCACGGCTTAACAACACTTACCTCTCTAAGGAATATACATCAGTACCCTAATATTTATTTTGAGAAAGTGTTGGATGAGAGGTCAAACAGAAGGCAGAAGAAGATAGGCTGGAATACCACACTGAAATCCAAACCAGTGCTGGTTAACAACCTGCGTGAATTGGTTAGGGAGGAAGACATAGAGATCCGCTCGAAGAATATCGTCAGTGAGCTGTCTTCATTTGTTCACCATCCAGACGGGAAGATGGGAGCCCAATCTGGGAACCACGATGATACGGTCATCGCTCTGGGGATCGCTGTGATGATGGCTCAACTACACCCGCCTAGTCGGCTCTCTTTGATGAGAAAACGGGAGAAACATCAAAAGAGCTATATACCCGTCATGTCATATCGTTAACACAAATTAGTTAATCAAAGGGTAAGCGGTTAGCAGTCTTTCCTTATCGTATTTTTTATAGTAAACAAGTAAGTATTATGGACGAGGGCTCGATGTGCACAGTTGGTCTTTAACTAAGGCTGAGCTCAATTAACTCTGCATAGGTCGGGAAACCTAAGTGAGTCCTCGGTTCATTTCCAAGAACCGTTCATAATCATAAGGAGATAATATGTCTGACATGAACGATGCCTTTTGGCATAAAGGCCAACGCAATATGGTTGGCAGTCGTTGCTACAGCAAGGGTACTCTTGCTATGCATGCAACGACAAAAAATGATGTTAAAACAGGTGGGGCAATAGCCTATTCGATTGCTGACACTGGTGTGATTTACAACAAGGCGATCGCCTCTTCAGTTGACATTTCTGGGCTAGGTGGAGTACACGGGAACAATCCTAAGATTGAGTATTTTGATGATTCTCAAACAACAGCACGAATAACAAGACAAAGTGCTGTTGGTCTTTCAGTCGCTGATGATGAGCATGTATACATCCTCTTCACGCTTGACGCTAGTGGAACCGTTCGTGTCTACGCTGGAGAAATGGTTGGTATCACCGCTACAGCAAAAAGACCACAGTTGGATCTAAGTGACGAGGCTTGCTTTGGTCAGCTTTACCTCAAGAACGAGACTGGCAGTGCTTTTGTTTTTGGCAGTGCAAATCTTGATCTTACTACAGGTGACGGAGTGACCGCAACATTTACTGATCTCAGCTTTCCACCTTCTGACTGATTAGCTGAATGGGGGTGAGGGTGTGCTTAGCCCCTTACCCTCCCGGCATGCCTGATCCCCCTTTTTATGACTGAAGACTTTACTGAAGTAACTGAATCGCCACCCGATGCCTTAGCTGAACTTGTTCATAGTTATTTTGAGCAGGCTAAGGAATATCGAATCGATGAAGAAGTTGTCTGGATGGACGCATACGATGCTTATCGTGCGAACTACCCAGAGCGAGTTGATCGCATAGTAGAGCTTGCGAAGACAAGGGGCATATTCATTCACCTCGTCAGAAGAAGGGTAAATTCAGCAAAGGTAAAGATCAGTTCTTTGCTGTTCGAGTCTGGGAAGGTTCCCTTTGAGGTTACCCCTAATCTTAGACCTAAGTTTATACACCCAGAGCTTCAACAGATTCCCTACGACCTTGCAGTTGAAGAAATCAAACAACGTGCAGAACGTATGGAGTCCGAAATTAGGGATGTCCTCAGCAAATCTGATTACGTTGACATCATCAACGACACCATACTTGAGATGTGCCTGTATGGGACTGGGGTTACAAAATCTATCGTTCTGAAGAAGCATAACTACCCAGTTTACAAAACAGCATCCCAAGATCCGAATGTACTACAAGCAGAAGATTTCATAGAAAGCGAATACATCCCTACTGTAGAGAACGTCAGTATCTGGGATATATTCCCAACACCTGAAGCCAAGTCCTTAGATGATTGTGACTGGATCATACACAGATCGTTCTACTCCATCCAACAGCTTAGAGGATTGTCCTCACAAAACGGATTTATCGAAGAAGCAATTGAGGAGATTATTGAAACTGGCGAGGGCTCAGACGAAGGTACTGACCAAAGCGAGAACCCGTCACGTTATTTAAAACGAAGAGGTGACAGAGTTAAAGAATATGAGGTTCTGGAGATGTGGGGGGAGATCCCAGCAGAAGACCTCGAACCCTATATGGATATACCCGAAGGGGCAAAATTCAACCTTTCAGTGTGTGTAACCGTCTGTGGCGGGAAAGTATTACGAGCAGTCCTTAACCCGTTTGACGGGAGGATACCGTTTGATCTCTGCTATTGGGAACGCAACCCAGACAGTATATGGGGAGATGGTATCTATTTCAGTATTCGGGATCTTCAAGACCTGACCAACTTCGCATTTGCACAAGTTGTTGAAGCAAAAGCTCTAGCATCCAATCCGATGTCTGTGATTGACCCGCAGGCATTTGACGAAGGAGAGGACGTTGAGACAGTTTACCCCGGCAAGATCATGCGTCTGCGTCCGGGCAACGATGTGAACTCAGCATATCGTCCAGTTATTATCCCAGATGTGTCAAACGGGCTGGTTGAGCTGATTAATATTATGGAACGGCAGGCTGATCTGGCTTCAGGCCAGTCGGCAATAGGGTTGGGAGAGTCATCCCCATACCAGACAAAAACTGCCACAGGGATGAGCATTCTGCAGTCTAACGCCAACAAGCTTACGGCTGAAGTGGTCCGATCTGTGTCAAACATGATCTCACACAATGTTCAGGCGATTTATCACTGGATAATGGCTGACTCGCAGGATTCCAGTCTTAAAGGGGACTACGACTGCCAGAGCACTGGGTTTATGCAGTATGTCAGCAAGGAGGTACACAACACCCAACTGTTGAACTTACTGAATATCATGAATCAGAACCCAGACTTACGTGAACATGTTCACGCAAACAAATTAGTTTCTCCGATATTCAGAGCTTTCAGCCTTGACCCTGAAGGGATCGTAATGACGCAAGAAGAAAAGGCGATGAAGGATCAAGAAAATCAGCAGATGGCTCAGCAAGCGATTATGGCTGAGATGGAAGCCAAGAACGACATGATGGAAAAGCAGGCTCTTCTGCAGGAGAAAATGTCAGTCTCTTCGGATCAGAGAAAGCAGGAAATGTCTGAGCGTGAAGAATTGATGAAGCAGGGTAATACACTTACAGCACCACCAGTATTTGAAGACGATTCTATTTTAATTAGGGAGGAGAAAGAAGCTGAGTTGCAACAACAAATGATGCAACAGCTTCAGGGCCAGCAAACTGATACAGATTTAGACCAAATCGAGCAGAACATAGCTGAAGAAGATGGAGTTGCACCAGTTTAATACTGGCGATGAAAAGAAGCTAATCGTTTCTCTGTGGAACGACCCTAGATGGATGGCATTCAAAAAATGGATGCATAGTCAAATTGAGGAACGAAAAGAGATTCTTTCATCACATTCAATTATTGGTGATGAAGATACTGCGAAAGCCAACAATCTCATAGGGGAAATAAAAACTCTGAGAGAAATTGCAGAGTTTCCGCAGAAATTAGCATCTAAAGGCGTAAGAGGGCCATTTCTGGGAGAGGAGTAATCCTCACCCCAACTTAGGGAGGTAATCTATGGAAGAGCAACAAGCTCAAGAAGAGCAAATTGCAGAACAGCCAACTTGGGATGACACTCCTGAGTTTGGTGAAGAAACAAAATCGGAACAGCAGACCGCACCTGAAGAAACTCAGAACGAGCCTGAAGAAGAACCGATTGAGGAAGAGGTAGCTACTGAAGAGGAGCCACCTCAAACAAATTGGGAAAAACGCTATAAGGATCTTGAAGCGTCACATTCTCGAAGGGGTAATGAAGTTCACTCACTTAAGCAAGAAAGAGATGATCTTCGCCTTCAAAAGATTGAGATGCAACAGCAGATGGCTGAGCTTAATAAGCTTAAGTCTGAACTGAAGCAAGCACCTAAGCAATCAGAACCTGACCCTTTCGAGGATGAGCGATACTGGAGTGATGATGAGAAAGAGATTCTCAAAGAATACCCAGAGATCGTTCAGGTTGCTGAAAAACTCGCAAAACGTGAAGCGGTAAAAGCTGAGCGTAAGCTCAAAACATCTACACCCAAGTATGACGATAAAATCGGAGAACTTGAGAAGAAGATCCAAGAGCAGAACGAGTATATTGCCCAACAACAGGCTTATGCAAAACTTGACTCACTCGTGGGTCCAGCTTGGCGGGATGTTGATACAGACCCTGAGTTTCACGAGTTTGTTAATGGGTCAAAGATGCGTTACAGGACTATGGTTTCAGGAGACTTGGAAGAGAAGGCTGAGGTTTTCCAAAGCTATTTGGAGACAAGAAAAGTGAAAGACTCATCCTCCCCTGCTCCACCCCAAGGCGACAACCGCAGAAAAGCCGTTCAAGGAATAATGAAGGGACAGACACCCAAAGAGAAACCGAAGGGGGAACTCTCCATCGATGAACTCTGGGCTTCTATTCCAGATCAATAACAATCCATTAGGAGCACGATATGGTAGCTTTTACAAATGGAACTGCTGGTGGCACTGGTACTCTGCAATCTACCTCTGGTTATGGGGCGAAATATGGGGAACTTAGTACCGCTGATGCGTTCACTATTCAAAAGAAATTTTTAAACATCAGCAAAAAGCTGATCACAATGAACCGCTTTGCACAGAAAGATGTGAAGCCTTTGAACGAAGGAAAAGACGTTCGCTTTCGCAGGTATGAAAGGTTCAACGTAGAGACTTCCACAATTTCAGAGGGCGTAACTCCTATGAGCGATACACTGCGCCAGACCACCATCAAGGTGACTTTGGAGCAGTACGGAAGTTGGGTTCCCGTAACCGATCTGATGTTGGCTCTCTCAACCGATCCGCTCGTTCAGCAAATCACCGAAAGGCAGGCCATTCAGATGGCTGAGCAGATGGATACCATCGCTTACAATGCCTTCGTAGCAGGGACCTCAGCGTTCTATTCAGATGGTGCTGACTATGACGACTCTACCGATGTTAAAGAGACAATCGCTGGGCATACTGCCTATCAAGCGTCTGGTGGAGCTAATGTAAACGCAAAGCTTCTTTCGGCTGTTGTCCGTTTTCTTGAAAGCAAGGACTCGATGAAGATTTCTTCAGTTGTTAAGCCAGCTTCTGCATACAACACCGAACCTGTGGCTGAAGGCTACTTTGCCATCACCCACCCTGACACTCGTGCTGATATCGAAGCGATCCCCGGCTTTACCCCTATTGAGAAGTACGCCAACTACGGTGCAGTTCTCTCTGGTGAGATCGGAAAGGTAGGCTTGATGCGATTCATCACCACCACTCTGGCAACAACCTCAACTAGCAATGGCGGGTCTTCAAACTCGGCAAATCTTAAAGAGTTGAGCAGTGGGGTGGCTAAAATCTATAGAACTCTTGTGTTCGCACAAGACGCTGTAGGTTGTGTGAGCTTGTCTGGGCAAGACTCGGTAGTCCCGAAGGTTGTGACACCCGCTCCGACATCCGAGGACCCCCTTGGACAGAGAGGAAGTGTGGGCTATAGTTACATGTATGGGTGTACTATATTGCAGGAAAACAACCTCGTGCGTATCGAACATGCTGTTTCTAACATCTCTGCGCTTGCGTAATGGATGAATATGTTGGGGAGAGGATTGTTATTGTAGACAACCAATCCCCTTCATACAGACTCAAATCGGTGATATTTGAGGACTTGTTTAAGGATGGAGAGAACGTAAACCCGATAACCACATTCGATGTTGAGTTCCCGATTTACGTTCTCCCTTCAACAGTACGAGTGGCCTGCACCGAACCCTTCGGGGAAATGGTGCATTTCAGCGTAGACAGGGTTTCAAAAGGTGAAGAAAGGGGATTCTATATACCAGAGAAGGATTTATCTGAGACTAATATATGGAATGCTTTACCACAGAAACTGTATGCGCCACTCGATACTAAATATAAACGGATGAGACTTACTATGTACTGCAAAGAAAAACCAAAACAGGGGCATCTTTGGTGGCACGTTGAGTTTCGATACCCAACATAGGGAGGTTTTGTGCAGGAAAAACACGTAGATAAAACATTAGGGCTGGAGTTCAAAATACCTCTTGGTGAAGAGCTTGCTATTGAGGTAGATAGAGATTTAAAAGCACCCGAAGGTTATGCTGTAATAATGCTAGGGTACGGTGATCAAGCAGGTGACATGTACCCACACCCGGTTTCAGCAGGCGGGAGAACAATCTGGATACCCAGAGGGACAAGACGGGCAATCCCAATTACCCATTTGAATGTTCTTCTCGATGCGAAGCACAAAAAAATAATTCAACCGAAGCCGGGAGTGCCCGGAGTCGAGATAGAAACGAATCGGTTTGATGTTCAGGTTCTTAAATTACCGACAGGCAATGCTAAAGGTATTAAGAACAAATTAGAGGGCATTAGAGAGAGGGCAGAACGTCAGCAGATTCATATTGATTGATGTGATTTGATATGAATCGAAATGACACGCAAAGAATTACGACAGAGAGTCGAAAGGCTTCTTCAGGACTCTGACAACAAGCGTTGGGCAGATTCTGAGTTAAACGAATACCTTGACGATGCACAGTTAGACTTCTGTCGCATTGCCAAGAACCCCAAAAAGTCTGTATCGCAAAATCTAGTCGATGTTGCGAAACGATACACAGGTGCTTCCCTTTCCATATCAAGCAAAACAGCAACTGTAACTCTTGCTGGGTCTGATACCCACACATTATCTGAAGACTCGTCTGTACTTATATCTGGCAGTTCAACTGCTCAGAGGAACGGAGGACATGTTGTTATTTCTGCAACATCTGGCAGTAATACTTTTAGCTACCTTCTCGATAATGCTGATTCTGGCACTGAGTCTAATATCACTGTTCAAGAGACTGGCCCTACAGTATCTAAGCCGTCAAGCATTCTTGAAATCACCAGTGTTTCGCTGGATGGGAAGGAACTCGCAATCTACACAGAATCAGACTTGAATAACGCTTCAAACCGACACTATTCATCTACAATGTACTTGCAGTTGAATATGTCCAAAGCCCTTCCTTATTTCAAAAATACGACCTTCTCAGCACCTCAATGGAGGAAGTCTGACGGACAGATTGAATCAGTAGTATTCAGTGAAAGATCAGCTTCATCTTTTCGCATATTCCCTCTCCCAAGTGATGACGAGTATGTGTATATCGATAAAGACGCATCCTCAAAGGTTTCACAGAAGCTCGTCATTCAAGGTGTGCTAAGACCTGACAGCTTGTCTACAGATACATCAGTGCCTCAGATCCCAGAAGCGTTTCATGAAGCTCTTATCTATGGGTCACTCGAAAGAGCCTATCTGAAAGAAACACAGCTCAGAAATGTGGATAAAGCTCAATCCTACAGGATGCGTTTCTTTGAGATGGCATCCGAAGCCTTAAGAAATGAAGGTCTTAACAGCGCAACACTTGGGTTGGGTAGAAACAAAGCATCAATGAGAGTCTTTAGATGAGTGCTGGGAAATACAACATCACGATTGAGCAAGGATCTACATTTCAGATGTCGATCACTTATAAAGATTCTACTGGTGCTGTAGTGCAGATGCGTACCCCTGCATCTGGGTATACAGTTGACATGAAGATAAAAGAGTCAGCCGATGGTGATCTTATTGACACGTTCACTGGGACTTATTCTGGGGATATTGTTACATTCCCTACTGATTCAATTATCAGACTATATGGTGATACCGTTAACCCATCAACATCTGACAACATAGTTCTGATTGTTAACGCTAACACTACAGACGCATACAACTTTGACAATGCATTCTATGATATTGAGGTCAAGACTCCGCAAGGTTCTACCTATGATGTTACTAGGATACTGGAAGGCAAAGTTAAGCTGAAGAAGAGTATTACGAGATGAGCAATATATCGGTAACGGTAACAGAAGAAAACAATACTGTAACCATATCTCAACCCGGACCAGTAGGCCCGCAGGGGTATGGTTTCCCAACATACACAGATGAGACTGATGATGCTGTCAGCCCCGGACATGTTATGTACAAGAAAAGTAACGGAAATCTGGGTAAAGCCATAGCCGATGGATCGGTTATTCCTCGTGTTGCGGGGATTGTCGTTACGGGAGCGCCACAAGGCGGTGGTGCGGAATATAAAATGGAAGGCATCATAGATGGGATTTCAAATTGGAGTGCATTTACTGATCAAGGTAATGCGAATTTATCAGAGGGTAGTTTTTATTACATCTCTCCCACTAATGCTGGGAAAATAACAACGTCTGCTCCTACTACGGTAGGTCAGTATGTAGTTCAAGTAGGGTATGCACAGAGCAACACTTACTTGAATTTACAAATTCAACCGCCAATAAAACTATAAGGAGTAAATATGGCAAGAATTTTAAAACCTCTGGTCATCGATGCTGGGCAAGTAAGACAGCTAGGGACAGGGGAAACATTAGACGCTGTTGTCAGCGC